CCTTAATCATTGATAAACCGACTCGAGAGGGTAGTATCCAAGGCGGCATAACGGGTGAGAGTATATCAAAAACTTTGAGAGCATTGGTAGCAATATTTTGAATAGGTCCAGACTTAAATTCAGATTCAGAAACAATCTCGAGAATTGTGGATGTAGGTCCTCCGAGTTGAACATCCTCCATCCAAGCATAAAGGTTAAAGTTGATATCAGTAGGTGAATTCACTCCTTCTAAGGGACCGACAGAATATATGTATAGACGTCCAAAATTCTCGAAATCAGAGAATGATGTGACTCCACTAACAGGCGAGCTGGAATTAAATAATTTAGCGAAGTCCTTGTACCAAATAAATGGAAGCTTCATGTCCACAGGCTGGTTAGCTCTCACATCGAGTGTGACAGCACCTGGTGCTTGAGACAAGTAATTGACCGCAACTTTGTGATTTAAGGTGGTAGCACCCGTAGTGACCGCTGACAATAATGCTTGGTTGTATGCAGCCAATGGCTGATAAGATAACAATATTCTCCCAGCGTGAAATGGCGTCCCTGAAACTGCCAAACGCACGTGTAAGGTGCCTCGCAAATATGCATAGTTTCGCAATTTTGCACGAATAGCGGGAGTCTTGGTATAAAGGTCCCAAGGATTATATGAGGTGGCTAGAATATTAGGAATGGCTAATGAGAAATCGGCAATCTGCACAGGCCTTTTGAAAAAACGAGTTGGATCGAAAGGAGTATCGAGATCATTGTGAGTATCCTGAGTTCCTCCGGCTGATTTTGAGTACGGGGTGAATCCACCCATATCTTGTAACGTCTGAATAGCCTCTGATGAGGCTATTTCTTTGCTGGGCTCGAAGGTAGATTCAAAAAAGACTTGACCCACAGAATCTATGAGAGATCTTCTGTGTTCTATCGCTACTCTGAGATCTTCTATGGTAGACAAATACAGAATACGCTTGCGAAAGTCATCGCGATCTGCAGGCCTTAATCTGTGTTCATACCTAGAGAGTTGATAGATATTCATTCCATCGATGAGCTCATTTCCTGTGCGGGCTTGGAGTTCACACTCCTTAATTTCCTCTTCTAAGAGGGCTATAGTTTTTAATTGTAATTCGTTAAAATCTTGACACTGTAGTCTTTCGACATGTCGTGAATAGTAAACCGTGTCGTTTACCTCACCTAAGTGGATCGACCAATACCCATTTTTATAGCGCCATTTCATGGTCTTAGGTTCTAAATAGAACTGCG